TAATGGTTCAATTGCCATTTCACAGTCTGATATTAATTTAAATCAACTTCCTAGAGGTGGAATGATTGTCTCTCTTGGTTCAACTCCAGGACTTGGATATGCACCTTTAGTTGGAGCTTCTGTAACTGCAATTATTGGTGTTGGTGGATCAATTATATCTATTGGAATTGGGACAACTGGAAGTTGGGGTTCTGGATATAGAAGTCCAGTTTCAGTAGCAGTTACAGAAACTGGTCACTCTGGAACCGCTGCTACAATCACAGCTCTGGTTGGTGCAGGAGGAACATTATCATTCACTATCATTGGTGGTGGAACTGGTTATGTAAATCCAACAATTAATATTTCTCCACCAAACTACAACAATTTATCAGTCACTGGTGTTTCTAGATTGGGAGTTGGATCAACTATCGCATGTGGAACTGGTTTATTATTAAATGTTTCTGTCGGCGCTCGTTCCACAACAGGCATAGGTTCAACATTATTTGAAGTGACTGGGTTTAACATTACTAGAAATGGTTATGGATTTAAACCAGGAGATGTTATCAAAGCAGTTGGTCTTGTAACTGCTTATGGATTAGCACAACCATTATCAGAATTTCAATTAACTGTTCTTGAAACTTTTAGTGATTCATTCTCATCTTGGCAATTTGGTCAATTAGATTATATTGATTCAATTAAAAACCTTCAAGATGGAAATAGAACTAGATTCCCATTATATTATAATTCTCAGTTATTAAGTTTTGAACGCAATGCAAATGATGTTGATTCTCAATTAATTGACTTTAATCAATTATTAATTATATTCATTAATGGAATTCTACAACAACCAGGAATTGCCTATGAATTTACTGGTGGAACATCCTTTACATTTACACAGGCTCCTAAGGTTGAGGATAATGTTGCAATTTACTTCTATCGCGGAAGTTCTACAGATAGTTCATCTGTCGATACATTTGAAACTATCAAACCTGGGGATGATCTTCAAGTATTCAGCAATAATGGCAATTTAGGAATCACAACAACTCAAGATCTTAGAGTAATATCAGATATTACCAGTTCAGATAAAGTTAAAACGTCTCTTTATACTGGACAAGGAATAGATCAAACAATACAAAAACCAGTTTATTGGACTAAACAAAAAGTAGATAAAGTCATTGATGGTGAATTAATTTCAAAAGCAAGAGATTCTATTGAACCACAAATTTACCCAACTGCAAAAATTATTAGAACTATAACCACTAGCAGTAGTGAGGTATTTGTAGATAATGCATTATTCTTTAATTATGAAGGAGAGACATCAATTGATTTTGATGCCATAATTGTTTCTGGTGCTGCTGATCCCATATCTGCCGCTGTAACAGCAGTTGTTTCTGTCGCAGGAACGATCCAGTCTCTATCTGTTAATAATGTTGGCAGTGGATATACTGGATCATCGGTTAATGTCAGTATTTCTTCTCCACCAAGAATTGGTGTTGGTATAGGAACCACAGCAACGGCATCAATCTCTGTTGTAAATGGTTCTTTATCCGTAGTTACAATCACTAACCCAGGATTTGGGTACACTACAGCACATGCCCCACAAGTTCTTGTTCCTTTACCAGATCCAATCTATGAAAATATAACTAATGTAACTGGAATTGCAGGTACATCTGGAAATATTACTGGAATAGGGACTACTGTTGGTATTGGAACAAACCTCGCAATTAATTTTACATTATCTTCTGTTTCTGGTCTTTTTGTTGGTTATCCAATTTATATTTACAAGACATCAGTTGGTAATGGAGATACATCAATTATCAATACAAACTCTAATATTGTTGGTGTGGGAACTACTTGTTTAGATAACATTTACTATATTAGTGGTATTAATGCTGCTGTTGGGATTATTACATGTAATATTCATTCCCAAACTTCAACAGTTGGTATTACAACCACCGGATCTATTGTAGGTAACTTCTCTTGGGGAAGAATGACAGGATTCTCAAGATCTTCCTCTCCAATTTCAATTGGAGTTTCTGGATTTACAGTTAATTCTGGTCTAACAACATTCCCAACAATTCAAAGAAGGGGGTATGGTTTGAGAAATATTGGACCAATTAAAAAGACTTTCTAAGTAAGTATAAATATAGAAAAAACAATATTCAAATGTCTGCAATTGTAACAGATCAGTTTAGAATACTTAATGCTTCTAATTTTATAGACTCTGTTAATGATTCTTCAAATTCTTATTATGTTTTCGTTGGTTTGTCAAATCCATCACCATCTTCTGTTGGATTTGGTAGAAATACAAATTGGGACACTACTCCACCAAATCCAACAGATAATATTGATTATTTAAATCATTATGAATCAACAGTTTTATTTGGTAAAAAGATTACTAGTGCAAATATTAGAAGAGTAATTAGAAAAATTAGTTGGACTTCTGGTCAACAATATGAAATGTATAGACCAGATTACAGTGTTGTTAATCCGGCACCTGTTTCTGGTGCTATGAGACTGTATGATGCCAATTACTATGCCATCAACTCTGATTACAGAATTTACATTTGTATTGATAATGGATCTTCTGGTATTAAAACAACAGGAAATGCCTCTCAAGTAGAACCAACTTTTACAGATTTAGAACCATCTGAGCTTAGTGATGGTTATGTATGGAAATATCTCTATACAGTTTCTCCTAGTGACATTATAAAATTTGATTCTACCGAATATATTACACTACCAAATGACTGGGAAGTTTCGAGTGATGCTCAAATTGCTGCGGTAAGAGAAAATGGCAATTCAGATCTAAATGAAAATCAGATTAAAAAAGTATATATCAATAATCAGGGTTTAGGGTATACTTTATCAAATGGTCAATCTTGCAATTTAGTTGGTGATGGTTCTGGTGGAGCAATTTCTGTAGAAGTTGATGCAAATGGAAAAATTACAGATGTAACTGTTACATCTGGTGGAAAAGATTATACATATGCTTTAGTAGATTTAGGAACATCAAGTACAAATATTCCCAATGTTTATGCAGAATTAATACCAATTATTCCCCCATCAAAAGGACATGGATTTGATTTATATAAAGAATTAGGGGCAGATAAAATTTTAATCTATGCTCGCTTTGATGATTCTACAAAAGATTTTCCAGTAGATTCTAAATTTGCTCAGGTTGGAATTTTAAAAAATCCAAATATATACGATTCTACTGGATTAAGTACAGCAATATACACCCAGAATGAATTTTCTGCAGTGTATTCAATGAGATTTAGTTCAGTAACAGGTGGAACTCCAGCAGTTGGTGACAAAATTCAGCAAATTCAAACAAGCGGTAAAAAAGCACTTGGATATGTCATCTCTTATGATTCAGAAACACTAGTTTTAAAATATTCTAGAGATAGATATTTATATTATAATGGTGGAGGTGGAACTACTCACACCGACTTTATAGGAGTTTCTACATTTTTTACTTCATCTGGAAGTTTAGTTGATTTTACCAATGGTGTTCAAGTTTCAAAAGTTGGTGGTGGTTGGAATGCCACAATAGGTAGTTTTAGTGGAATAACCACAACTATTTCAAATAAAATTATAAATCTTGGTGTTGAATTTACTAGTGGTCTTGCAAATCCAGAGATAAATAGTAAGTCTGGTAATATAATTTACATTGATAACAGACCAACAGTTACAAGAAATTCTAGACAAAAAGAAGACGTTAAAATTATCCTGGAATTTTAAAAGATGGCTCAAAAAACTAATCTTAATGTAAGTCCATATTTTGATGACTTTGCGGAAGAAAATATTGGCGCAAGGGACAAGAACTATTATAAAGTTCTTTTCAATCCAGGAAGACCTATACAGGCACGAGAGTTAAATACTCTTCAATCAATACTGCAAGATCAGGTAGAATCTTTTGGAAGTCATATTTTTAAAGAGGGATCTTTAGTTATTCCAGGAAATATTACTTTTGACCCTCAATTCAATGCAGTTAAACTAGTTTCTCAACAATACAATGTTGAGGTCTCTTCTTATCTAGAAAATTTTGTTGGTAAAACAATAACAGGTCAGATATCTGGTATATCTGCAACAGTTCAAAAAGTTCAACTCCCTAATACTGCATTAGGAGTAACATATCCAACTCTTTACGTCAAATATTTAAAATCAGATTCTAATTTTGAAATCAATCCTTTCCAAAATAACGAGCAGTTAGTTGCATCTGAGACAGTAGGAACAATAACTGCAGGTACTCCTTTTGCAACTACCATATCCTCAAATGCTACTGCAACAGGTTCGGCTGCTTCTATTGGTGAAGGTGTTTATTTTATTAGAGGAACATTTGTTAGAGTTCCAAAGCAAACTTTAATTCTAGACTACTATACAAATACTCCATCATATAGAGTTGGTCTAAGAGTAGATGAGCAAATTATCACTGCCAAGGATGATCCTACTTTATATGACAACGCAAAAGGTTTTACAAATTATGCAGCTCCTGGAGCAGATAGATTTAAAATATCTTTAACTTTAACTAAAAAGTCATTAACTGATACTAATGATATTGATTTTGTAGAATTATTAAGAGTTAAAGACGGTGCAATTAAAAAGGTAGAAGTTAAATCCAGTTACTCTCTTATAAGAGATTACTTGGCACAAAGAACTTATGATGAGTCTGGAGATTATGTTGTAGATCAATTTGAGTTCTCATTAAATAATTCTTTAAATAATAGACTTGGTAATGATGGTTTGTTTTTCAGTAATGAAAAAACAGAGCAAGGTGGAACACCATCAGATGATTTGATGTGCATTAAGTTTTCTCCAGGTAAAGCTTATGTAAAAGGATATGATATTGAAAAAACTGGGGTTGAAATTGTAGATGTACCCAAACCAAGAACAAAAGAAACCATCTCTTCAGTTAATATACCATTTGAAATGGGCAATTTACTGAGAGTTAATAATGTAACTGGATCACCAAAACAAAAACAAGAAATATATTTACAAAATCGTAGAAAGAACAGTACAACAGTTGCTGCAGGTTCAACAATAGGTTCTGCAAGAATTTATAGTTTTAATGTTACAGATGCTGCATACACTGGGTCATCTACTAATTGGGATTTATACTTATATGATATTCAAACTTATACCGAACTAACATTAAATCAGTCAGTCTCACCTGTACAAGTTCCAGCAACTTCATTCATTAAAGGAAAAAGTAGTGGTGCCAGTGGATACGTGGTTTCTGCTGGTTCTAATTCTACTGTAATTAGTATAAGACAAACATCAGGTACTTTTGCTGTTGGCGAACAAATTTTAATCAATGACTCTGAAATATATCCAAGAACTATTTCATCAATTAAAGTATTTGGTATTGAAGATGTAAAATCAATTCATCAACCAATTTCAATTTCTGGATTTACTACAGCATTTTTATCTGATACTCAACTTGATAGAGTTAATAGAGCAGAAACTATCACTATATCTGCTAGCAGTGGTGGAATAAGCACTGCAACTGTGGCATCTCCAGCAACTCTTACCGGAATTAAAACCGATAATATCATTAGATATCAAAGAGCTGGTATAACAACAGAAATTTATAATCGTGTTGTATCAATATCACCATCTTTAAATTCAATGACACTGGAAGCAGTTACTACCGTAACTGGTATTTGTGATGGTTCATTACCAACATCTCAATTTAGTGGTGCATACGCTCTTGGGGTAGCAAAAATTAAAAATGAGCAAAAAGGATTCTTATATGCTCAACTTCCAGATTCAAATATTGCTTCTACCGATCTAAGTACGTCAACAATAACTTTCACTGCTCAATCTAATACAACACTCACACCATCTTCAAATACTCTAACAGTAGACACTGGAAAATTCAGTCTTGGTATCAATACAGCAACTGCAAGATTTGAAGCATTTGATGAAGAAAGATATTCAATATTCTATACTGATGGCACAATAGAAAATTTAACATCCGACAAAGTAACTTTAAGTGCAAATTCAGATCAGGTTACATTTTCTAATATTCAAAATAAACAAATTGCAGTTATCAATGCAACTTTTGTTAAAAACGGAATTCAAAGTAAACAAAAACAGTTTAATAGATCAAAAACTTTAAATATAACCCTTTCAAAAAATTCTCAGTCTGGAACTGGTATTAATACTTCTACTGATGATGGTCTTACATATAACCAATACTATGGTTTAAGAGTTCAAGATGGGGAAATAAGTCTAAATTATCCAGATGTTGTTAAAGTGATTGCTGTTTATGAATCATTAACAACTGATGCTCCAGTTTTAGATCAAATCTCATTTAGTTCTGTTGCAAATGTAAGTACAAATGCAATTGTTGGTGAAAATATCATCGGTAATGAAAGTAATGCAATAGCAAGAGTAGTAACAAAACCATCATCAAACACTTTAGGTATTGTATATTTAAATAACAGCAGATTTACTTCTAATGAAAGTGTTACTTTTGAAGAGTCTAACATTAAAACATCAATTACCTCTATTACATCAGGAACGTATAGAGATATAACAACAAAATTTGTTCTTGATAAAGGGCAAAAAGAGCAATATTATGATTATTCAAAAATTGTTAGGAAATCAGGAGAATCGGCACCTTCAAGACAACTTTTAGTTGTATTTGATTATTATTCTGTTCCATCTGGAGATACGGGAGATGTATTCACTGTAAACAGCTATAGTGAAGAAAGATTCTCTGCAGATATTCCAAATATAGGTTCAAATAACGTAAGGGCATCTGATACGTTAGACTTTAGACCAGTAGTTTCTGTCTTTAGTGGTTCGTCCTCATCACCATTTGACTTTTCTTCTAGGTCATTTGGTTCTGAACCTAAAATTGTTTTATCACCAAATGAAAGCGCACTAGTTGGTTATCAATTCTATCTTGGAAGAATTGATAAACTTTATCTTGATAAACTTGGCAACTTTATAGTTCTTCAAGGAACTCCATCAAGAAATCCAAAAGCGCCTAGTAAATTTGATGATGTAATGGAGATTGCAACAATTACGTTGCCACCATATCTCTATAATCCAAAAGATGCAATTGTATCTTTAGTTGATAATAGACGCTATACGATGAGAGACATTGGCAAAATTGAAGATAGGGTTGAAAACCTCGAAAGAGTAACTTCATTATCTTTACTTGAACTCAATACTCAAACTTTACAAATTCAAGATGCTCAAGGATTTAATAGGTTTAAAACTGGATTCTTTGTAGATGATTTTAAAAATTCAGATTTGATTAATCTTCAATTATCTAAAATTGCTGTAGACACTATAAATGATGAGTTAACTCCAATTATTTCAAACAATAGTTTGAATTTAAAACCAGTTTCTGCTGATAATATTACAGATCAAAATTTTGTTCCAAATACTAATTTTGTATTATATGATTCAAATGTTCAAAAAACTGGAGATGCTATTTCGTTAAAATATGATTCTGTTGGTTGGATAGAACAAGCATTTGCTACAAAAGTTGAAAATGTTAATCCATTTCATGTTGTTTCATACAGTGGAACTGTAAAATTAAATCCATCTAGTGATAGTTGGGTGAGAACTATAAGATTGCAAGATACTAATGTAAATCAAACAAATTGGGTTTGGTTAAGAGCAACAGGAACTTTTGCTGTCGTTGGAAGTTCTATAAACGCAAGTACAGAAAATAGACTAGTTTCAAGTGGAACCGAGCTTTATATGAGATCCAGAAACACTGGATTTACTGCTGTTAATCTAAAACCTTTAACTAAAGTTTATCAATTCTTAGATGGAAATAGTGGTGTAGATTTTGTTCCTAAACTTGTAGAAATAGCAAATGATTCTACACTAGAAAATTACGGTGCTTCTGCAGCATTCCAAGTTGGAGAAACAGTAGTTGGATCATTTAATGGATCAAACCTAATTCAATTTAGAGTTGCAACATCTAACCACAAAGAAGGTTCATTTAATAATCCGACAGTTACATATAGCACAAATCCATATTTTTCTTCTGAAACTATTCCAGCATCATATAGTGCTTCATCAAAAGTTTTAAATATTGATATTGATTCTCTATGTCTAGAAGCACAAGGATTGTATTCTGGGTATTTAACTAAAGGAATGAGATTAGTTGGACAGACAAGCGGTGCGATTGCATACGTTAAAGATCTTAGACTTGTTACAGATATCAATGGATTCCTTTCTGGTTCATTCTTCCTAAGAGATCCAAATACGACTCCACCACCATCCGTAAGAATTGCTACTGGATCTAAAGTTTATAAACTAACTTCAAGTTCAACGAATGAAACTCCTGCACCCGGTAGTAAGTTAATTTCTGCAGCAGAAACTGTTTATAGAGCAGAAGGAACCTGGGAGGAAAGGCAGAGAGTTACAACCACCACAACGACGATTTACTATGTTGACCCTCTTGCACAGTCATTCTCTGTAGGGGGTGTTACAGAGGCAGGAAATGGGATTAAACCTAATGATGACGCCAATGGTGCTTATCTGACCGCAGTGGACTTATTCTTTAAGAGTAAAGATTCCGAAAATGCCCCATTAACGGTTGAGGTTAGAACGGTAGAACTTGGAACTCCAACAAGAATTATTGTTGGCAGTCCAGTCACTTTAAAACCAAGTGACATAAAACCATCATCTGATGCTTCAGTGGCAACAAAAGTTACCTTTGATTATCCAATTTATCTGGAACCTGGTTTAGAATACGCAATTGTTCTTCTTGCGCCACAAACTGATCAATATGAAGTTTGGATTGCTGAGATGGGAGAAAAAACCATTGAAACAGCAAATCTTCCAGATTCTCAAGTAGTAAGATATTCAAGACAGTTTGCAATTGGAAGTCTATTTAAATCTCAAAATGGATCTATTTGGACTGCAAATCAATATCAAGATTTGAAATTTAAACTTTATAAAGCTAACTTCACATCTACATCTGGCAGTGTTTTATTCCACAATCCAACTTTAAATAAAAGTAATAACTATGTCCCAACTTTAAGTCCAAATCCAATTACAATTCTACCAAGAAAAGTCAACCTTGGAATTTCAACAATAACTAATTCTACTATTATTGGAATTTTAACAACTGGTAGAAAAGTATCAGTTCAGTCAGCATCTTATAACTCTGGTACTATTGTAGGTACAGGAAGTTCAGTCACTTCAGTTGGAATTACAACTGGTGGATCTAATTACACCAGTGGTAGTGTTCAAACATATAATATTCTTGGAAATGGTAGCGGATTAAGATTGAATATAACAACAACAAGTGGAGTAATTACTGGAGTAGCAGTTTCTGCATTGAATCCAGGAAATGGATATAATGTTGGTGATGTTGTTGGAATAGTTACATCATCTGTAAATCCAGTTGGTGGTCGTGATGCACGTATAACAATTAGTGGAATTGGAACTGGTATTGATACACTTTACTTATCTAATGTTCAGGGCAGTTCCTTCGATGTAGGTGTTGCAACACTCTCTTATTATGATACTTCCGGTAATTTAGTATCGCTGGCAAACACCACAATTACATCATCAACACCTGTTGGAGGTGTTTACTCTGGTAACTTCTTTAAGGTTAATCATTATGAGCATGGAATGTATTCCAGTGCAAATAAAGTTAAAATTTCAAATGTAAACAGCGATGTAGCACCAACTACACTATCATTACCTTTAACTGCATCTGATACAACTATTAGTGTTGCATCAACAACAAATTTTGCAACGTTTGAAGGAAAATCTGTAAGCGGAACTAATCCTGGTTATATTAAAATTGAAGATGAGATTATCAAATATGAAAGTATTGGTTCAGGAACTCTTCAAACAATTACTAGAGGTGTAGATTCTACTAGAGCAATTAGTCATGATTTAAATACGCCAGTATTTAAGTATGAAGTTGGTGGAGTATCTTTAAGAAGAATAAACACCACACATAATATTAGTAATACTGACATTGATATTGATAGTTACTATATTGAAGTTAATAGATCTTCAAATGGGGTGGATAGATCTGCTGATAACACGCCTGCAAGTTTCCCACAGTTATCATTCACGGATGAATTATCTTGTGGAGGAAATTCTGTCACCGCAACTGAAAATATTCAGTTTAATAGTGTTGTTCCACAAATCGCTCTGCTTAACCCAGGATCACCAACATCTGCAAGTGGTCAAATTAGAACTGTTAGTGGAACAAGTGTAAATGGCACAGAGTCATCATTTATTGATCAAGGATATGAAAATGTAGAACTTGGAGTTGAAAATAAATTAAATTCAACTAGAATTGTTTGTTCAGATGTAAATGAACAACAATATTTAAATCCATCTACTTTCTTGAGAAGTAAGTCTTTCACAATGAAAGTTGACCTGAAAACAACAGATTCAAATCTTTCTCCAATGATTTTCTGGAAAGATTCTTCTGTAGAATTCTTAAATAATAGATTAAATAGACCAATTCAAAATTACCCTGCAGACAATAGGGTTAATAGCATTCTAAATGATCCACATGCGGCAATTTATGTTTCAAATACGGTTAATTTAGCACAACCAGCAACAGCACTTAAAGTGATTGTAAGTGCGTATAGACATGCATCTTCTGATTTTAGAGTCCTATACAGTTTAATTAGACCAGATTCGAGCGAAGTTCAACCGTCGTTTGAATTGTTCCCTGGATATGATAACTTAACTTTAGATAATAATCAAGATGGATACTTTGATGTTATAGACCCATCTAAAGACAGTGGTTTACCAGACGTATTTGTTCCACCAAGTTTAGAAAATCAATTCTTAGAATATGAATTTTCTGCCAATAATCTTGGAAGTTTTACTGGATATACAATTAAGATTGTAATGTCTGGAACAAATCAAGCTTATGCACCAAGATTTAAAGATCTAAGAAGTATTGCTTTAGCATGATGATACCCGTAAAAGGATTTCCAAATTTATATCGTGATGAAAGGACTGGTGCAATACTCAATTGTGACAACCAATCTTACA